TTTGCTCAGTTGGTTTTTTCTCAGCCTGACTACAAGGACAGAAGTACAAGAGACGCTGAAGCATTAGCTGCGCAACAAGGAGAGTAAGATGACAATTCCTCTTCCAAGAAAAAGAAAAAGCCAAGGTTATAATGGTCTCAATACCCTTGCATATGTGGGACAGAATACTGCGTATGCTCCTGATACTAATGTATATGATCGTGACCCCACTATAGATGACCATGGTTTAGCTATAAATGATCTATGGGTAAATACGTTAGCCCTTAAGGCCTTTATTCTTGCTCGTAGAGAAATAGGTAATAATCTTTGGTTGCAAATAGGGCAGGGACAAGATTTCTTAGATCATCTTCTTGATGATGCGGGAACTTCTATACAACCTGATGCTAACGGTGCAATAAAAATCGCTGGAGGTGAGTTAATTAATACAACTTCAGCGGCAAGTATCGTAACTGTTAATTTAGATCGTGGGACTGATGGTCAAATACCAATAGCTGCAACTGGTGGAGCAACGGTTTATGCTAATATAACCCCTGGTACAAATATAGATATAGCTAATGCAGCAAATGCAACTACTGTTTCTCTTGTCGATACTTATCAAAAAGTTGTTGATCCTTTAACACTAGAAATAGGAACTGTTGATAGTACACAAAAACTTGGTTCTATATCAGTAACAGCATTAGAAAACTTAATGATAGGAACAGCTCTTCCTTGGACTCCTACTCTTTCATTTGGTGGTGGATCTACTGGAATTATTTATAATATTGCCGACGGCACCTATCAAGTTATGGGAAATCTTGTGTTTTATACTGGTAGTATAAAATTAACAAGCAAAGGAACTGATGTTGGAACAGCAAGGATTGGAGGATTACCTTTAAATGCGGTTTCTCCTGCTGGTCGACAAATGGGGTCTATAGCTGTTAGCGCTATTACACTTACAGCGGGATATACATATTTATGGGTAATGAATGAAGTAACTACAAAAAATCTTTTGATAGAAGTTGGCGGTTCAGGAGCTAATCAATACAATTTAACTGATACCGGGTTTGCCAATAACAGCGAGCTAACTGTTAATGGTTTTTATTTTAGAGAATAAAAGTTTTAAGGAGTCGTTATGAACATATACACTTCTACTATTATAGTTTTCTTCCTTATGGCATCCATAGCAGTAGTAAAATACTATTATCCATCGTATAAAGATGATAACGTTATAGAAGAGAAAGTTGAAAAAGTAGTTCAACTTAAGACTGGTTTAGATATGGATTTAACGCCAACATCTAAAGAGTAATACTAAACGTAAACTAGTTAACATTTAGTTTGGCTGCATGTCAGCTTAAGCTTCCATGGGCTTCATATACACTCTCCGAGAGGGATCTTGCTACAACAGGATCTCTCTTTTTTATCTGAAGAATGGACTAAAGCCGCTTTGGGATTCTTCTTTCATTTTGCGGTATCTATCTCTGTTCTCATCATCTTTTCCAAGAGTTGGTACCATAAGTGCAAGCATTCTAACTGCGTCACAATTTGATACGAGATAGCCGTTAATGTAATAACAGTTATCGCCAACTACACTTAGGTCGTATACCTTTTTTTGTTCTGCTAAGTAATGAGTATGCACACTTTTTACTACATGTTTTTTTCTTAACATATCTGCTGCAATTAAATATAATTTGGCACATGCAACAATGGCGGTCTTCGAAATCAAGTTTCTGTATAACTCTACTTTTGTTTTTACAGAGATAGCCACAGTATTTTTGAGACTTTGTTCCTCCTTCAAAGTCTTTACCGCAAAGTATACATTTTCCTTTGTAGCGTATTCCTCTGACTCCTGGCAAAGATGTTTTGGCATGATTTCTATGCCATTCGAGTCCTTCTGGGCTGCCATGCCACTTTGAGGCAAGTGGTCTGATCTTTTCCAGAACTTTCTTATTGTCTTCTGATTGACACCAAGAACTTTTTTCAAGCATATGTTGTCTTTGGTGCTCTCTTCTGTCGATAGCTTCGAGATTATCAATTGAGTTATTTTTCCTATTTTTATCTTTATGGTGAATAGCAAATCCTTCAGGTATTGAACCATTGTAGTGTATCCAAACTGATTGGTGTAAGGAGGAACTTGGAGCTTTTCCCCACATGTGAGACTTGTAGTACCCGTTAGATAATTTATAAACATAGCCATTAAAGATGATTCTTGATTCGTCTTCAGAGACAAGATAGTTTTCTTGAATCCTTTTGTACTTTCTTCCCTTGATAGCAACCCATACAGTTTCTTCCAAAACCAACTCCTCATAACGCTATGGTATTCAATTAAGTCAGAATACCGCAAAGAATCGCATCTAACAAGTCCGTTATTTGAGAAGAATTTATGCTCAGGAGTGCATGTTATCTTGGTTTTTCCTATAAATAGGTCGCAAAGTCTATCTGTTTCTTTAATGTGAACTTTAAGTACTTTTTTAAATCCTGTAGGTGTTCTTACCAACATGCCCTCTTTTATTTCTGATATTGGCAGTTCTCCAACAGAAGTAAGTACTTTCATGTCTCCAGTGAAACAGAAGTCACTGTGAGTATCATGGACTGGTTTACTTATAGATGCTCCACCCTCAACGATTCTCTCTGATCTATAGTTCTCTAGAGCCTTTATAAGTTCTTTTGTCTGTCCTGTGTTTTTAGCTATACAGGTGCGAGGGAGCATAGTTCTCACTGCTTCAATGCCATCTTGGACGCTTACAGATATGCATATTTTAAAGGTATAACCTAAGTCATGCATCTTTGCCCAGCGGGTATTTCCACTAGACTGTTCATGCTGGCGCATATCGTGTGGGCCCACGTGGGCCCCGTAAGAATAAGGTTTGCTTTGAAGCATCTTGGCGTAATGCTCCATGCCTTCACCCTTGTTTGCATAACAGTCTATTATGATGATACGCCCTTGTATAAGCTGCGCGAAAACACATACCGTTTGGTCTCTGTGTCCCCAGTCCCAGCTGGTAAAAACTGGTTTGCGAGGATCCCAAGGATAATCACCTATGCGACCTGAATCTCGCATATCATCTATGTAGCGACCATAATAAGTCTTCTCGTTTAGAGAATTAAATGACGTATAAAACTCTTGTTGTGCTTTCTCAAATGATATTTCACCACGAGAGACCATGTCGGCTACTTTTTCTTCTGACAGTAACCCTGTGTCCTTTACAGTACACATCTGCGTAAACCACTTGTCAGGATTCGCAAGAGCCATATTCCATAAATCATAGAATTCATTGCACCCGCGTGGCGTTGAGTTCAGGACAGCCCATCCGTCATTGGCTTCTAAAATGGGTAGAAAATAAGACCAGGCCGTAAGATCGGCAATAGCCGCCTCGCTCATTACAAGTCCATGAAAGTTCATACCGACTAATCGGTCGTAGCTATCACTACCTGCTAACATGATCTGGCTACCGTTTTTAAGTACGATGGCCATCTTTTGCTCAAGTTTCTTGGCGATCATTTCCTCAGGAACAAAACTATGAAAAGTCTGCCCATTATCAAGTCGTGCGTTCCAAATTACGTCTCTTGCTTGTTCAAATTTTGGCAAACAGTACACGTATGTTTTGTTGGCATTCATAAGTGCTTGTCTGACCATGAGATTCCAACAAGCTACATCTTTGCCACTATTATGAACAAGATAACCATTTGCTATGAAATTATGGTGAAGAGTCGTTTCCATGTCATAAAGTTCTTCACGACCATATGGTTCTATGCTTATTCTTCGAAGTGCCTTATCATGATAATACTGATTCATCTTTTTAACACCACCAAGATAAATCAAAACCTTTTGATCTGGTCTAATATTCGCTGCTTTGACCCAGATTAATTTACTCCTGTGAGTTTCTTTGCTACCAAAGAGATGATCTTTAGAACAGATTACTTCTTTAAACTTTTTATCAACTGTCTGTATTCTTATAGTTTCTTTTTCTTGAGTAAGCCAAACAGATTTTACGATATCAGCAACGAAATTCTGTCCATCGTATGAAAGTACTTCGTCTCCCTCTCTTAAGTCTCTTAGAGGTTTCTCGGTATCGTCTGCCATGGTAATAAGACTATCACCAGATAGGCATCGTCTGTGATGCACCAAGATAGCTCGCTTGTAGCCATTTTCTTCTATAGCTTCAAACAAATCAAGTTGGTGATTTCTCGGAACGAAGTTAAGGGATATCTCTTTCATTACCACTCCGTGTTATTCAAGAATAACGATAATCTCTCCTGATGTATGGTCAGGTCCTAATGCTGTATAAGCAGTATCACCTTCTTTAAATCCATCCAAGTTGGCGAAGGCTCTAAAAGTTTCGCCAGGGTTTAAAGAAAAAGTGAACTTATCTACTTCTGGATTTCTTTTATTAGGTAAACCAAAAGTTATTGGAGCATTTGTTTTATTTTGAACTATAAACGACACGTAGTCCTTATCTAATTTTATGCGGTGGAATTCTGGTATTTGTTGCTTTTTGGCTTCTATAACTATTTTCATTATTTCTCCCAAAATTAATCTTTAAAGTCAGTTATATCCATTTCACCTGAAAGCACTTTGAATACATTTTGTGCTATTTTTTCGCTTTTTTGGTTTTTTGTTTCTAGGTCTATGTTTTCTTGTGACTTTGCTATTGTATCTAAGATAACTTGTTTGATGTCTTTAAAGTTATTTTTTATTACATCTTCATCTATATTACTATCAGACCATGGTTTTCTTCTTTTGTCTGTATTGAGGTCGCGAACCCAAAAGATAAATTCTTCTGTGCATGTAGGACATTCACAGAAGTTGTAGTCGCAACTACAGTAGCCTTTAGAATAGCGACAGTCGCATTTCTTAAAGTCGCTTGTTTCATGATGATCCCATTGCAGTAGATAATGAGAAACTATAAGATCGAATGGTATTTTAAATTGTGTTTTTTGGAGCAGAGTTTCCAATTGATGCAAAAAGTGTTCTTCGTAATAGTGGTCATCGTAATCAAGACTTTTTCTTCTCCAGAGATTGTTTTTGGTTAATTCTTTAGCAACAAAATCTCTATAACGTATTAAAACTCGTTGAAGTTTTCTCATTTCTTTTTCCTAAAACAGTTCATACGCTTATACCACGGCAATCTATTAACTTTCTTGTTTAAATTAGCCAATGAGTCCTGCAAGAAGTCTATGCGCTTATGGGCATAGCTAATAGATGCCTGTAGCTCTCTTATAATAGTTGATTGCTGGTTTATGGTCTCTCGAGCCTTATCATAGCCCATATGAAGATACTGAACGTCATCTTGAAGTTGTACTTGTCCAGGTAGGGGAGATTGATTCATATCAGATTCAAAAGATACCCGTTTAGGAAGTTTACCTTTAGGAGATTTTGGTGACATAGCGCATAGAGGAAGTACTAAAAATAACAATAGTCGTTTCATTCTAGCCCTTTTCGAGTATTTCTAAGCGACGACAATCTTTACACTCTTTAGAATAGTAACTATGGCGTCTATGTGAGTATTTCATTCTGCCTTTTCTAATTCGTCGACATCTATTGGTAGTTTTGTAGCGTTAAAGGCATCATACCTAAGACCATTTTCCAGAGTTCTATTAAGAACAAAGGTAAGTGTGCGATGTTCTTTAATGCGTCTCTCATTTAAGAGATCGTGAACTCTTTTATCCAGATAAATACTGGTTTTTACTTTTCTTTGTGGCTGCATTGAGCTCTTCCTTCTAGTTTGTTTACAAAGGGTTCAAAGCTTGTGAAGCACCAAAATCTTCTGTCTTCTTCAAACCAGGTTTTTAATTCTTTTGCTTCTACTGTGTCTACCGCTTTTTGTATCCTTTTAAAAATCTTATAAGAATCATGCATACTTCCTTCTTCACGCAAAGAAGCAATTAATTCATCGAGCAGTTGTAGTATTTCATGCTTTGTCATGGATTTCCTCAACTATAGAACATCATACTATATTCTAGAATAAGGCAACGTAAGGTAAATAGCAAGATGTCATAAGAAAACCCCCATGTGTTCGTAACATGAGGGCTTAGTAATTGGAGGAAGAATCCACCAATTATTCTAGGATAAGATCGTGTTTATTTCTTTCCATATTGGTTTGCTAGAGTTCTCACTTATCTGTCCATAGAGGACAGTTTTGCCACTAATTAAGATAACTTCGCAGAGAGTACCTTGAGGGAGTTGATCGAATTCACCTGGTGGAGCGTGTCGGATTATACGTTCAGTCTTTACCAACATGTCAGACTCCTTCTAAGGGGTTTGCTTGTCGCTATGCTCCAAGTTTTTCTTCTTACTATAACTCATCAACCGAAGGTTATTGACCTAGAAGGCATTGAAGGTTGTGGCGCTTAGCGTAAGAAATGGCTGATGATCTTTTTTGTTGTGCGTTAATTGTGCCGTCAACGAAATCAAGTCTTACTTTAGAATAAGAGCAAATAAATTGACCTGAATCTCTATGTTTTAATTCTGTTTTTAAAATATCATCGTTTCTTGCTTCAAATCCCGCTATAAGTGAGTGATGAATATTTATCCCGAGTTTAGCTAGAGGGATTTGGTATGCTTGCAAGAGATCTTCTACACTTATAGAATTCTTGTCGCCAGAAGCATCACTTTTTAAGTTTTTTCCCGTTTTTACTACTTTTATATCCAATGATTTTACTTCAGTAATAACTTTTAAAATCTCTTCAGTTTTATCGGATTGCAGAGGAAGAGAGCGTTCCCACTGATGACTTTCTTGTTCTCTTGCTTTATCGTATCTAACCTTTTCCATCGCGCATTCATTATCGAGTTCTAGCTTTCGTATGGCTACGCGTTCTTGTTGAGATATAAGAGTCTGTTCAAGGGTTTCTTTGGTGGATTTTAACTGTTCTTGCATCACCTTAAATTCTTTATACATGGCAGACATGTTGCTAAACATAGCTGTAACATTACCTGCCAGTTTTTTTATGGTTGCGTCTTCGGCTAGTTTTTCAGAAAAGTCTTCAAATAGGCTTTCTTTATCAATCGAAATAGATGCTGGTGTTTTTTCAATTGCTTTAGGTATTTCAAAACTCATATTATCTTCCTGCTTTCGCTTGTTTATCTTTTATTTCCCTAATACGTCCCACTATTTCCCAGAATAGTTCTGCCGGGATCTTGTCTATAGAAATTATGTGATATTGCTTTAACAAAGATCTCGTTATAATTTCGTCCCCGCCTAGTTCTTTTTCTATAGTTTGTATTTGTTCATAGGTAATCGTTACTGGTTTATTATCTTCTCTGTTGTATTTCTCGTGTTCTTCTAGGCCTATGGTTACCGGGCGATACGCCTTCATAGCTACTTCGCCATCATCTTCAGTATCAAGGCATGCTATGCCTAAGAGTTGTCTATAGGCGAGCTTATACATGTCGTCTCGGTACGATTTTACTGTCTCTATGTCTGCCTTAGGATCAAAGAGCTTTATGTGTGATGCCATAAACTGACCAGATCCGTGGAGTAACTTAACATGCATGATATCCGGTGAGTCTTTGTAGGAAGTAGTAAGCGCTATTACCGAGAGATTGTTTTTCATTAATGCAGGACGCGTTGCATTGTAGAGATCAGTAAGAAAGGCATAGTGAAACTTATTGTGTGGATTTACGCCACGCAATGTACTTACGGTAAATTCGCCCTGAGCCTGCGATAAAGCAGTCGCTAACTCATTGATATCGTCAGACTGTTCTCTAAAATCTCCGTGGAATTTTAACGCTTCTATACGTTTAATAAACGACTCAAGAATACCTTCTAACCAGAGTTTAAGCTCGTTTAGCACTTCCATACTACCCTCATGATATTGAAGACAATCGTAAAGACTATAACGCCTAGTATGACCATGGTGCTACTGAACGGAAACGGTTTCCCCTGCTTCTGATACCTTTTCCCATTTCGCTTCGACTGTTTGGATTTTATCTTCATGAATCTCTACCTTATCTAGTTGTTCAAAGAGTTCTTTTAAGTTAGGCCATTGTAAAAAGACGTACTCTTTAACACACTCCAATTCATTTCTTATTTCTTTCATTCTCTTGTAGCGGAGAATAACGTCTTGAGGGTAAGTATCACCTGTCTTAAAGTTATATTTTCTAAACAGGCGAGAAGTTTCTCGCACTTGGAAGTCTAAGTTCTTAACCAAACGAAATGTGTGTTCTTGAACGATTTTTACTTGTTCCTGTAAAGAACGTCCGTAACGTTTCGACATAAGATCTCCTTTGAAGATGTTTGCCTCGGCACAATTCACTTTTTTCACCAAACTGTACGAGTCCTGGGCTATAAGCATCACTACCGAGGCATATAGTAATACTATCACCCTATTGCTTTTAACGCTAGAAGTATTACTATATTGTTTTGAAAGTATTACGTTAGACTTAGGAAGCAGATTGTGTTAGAAAACAGAGATGATCATTACGATGTATTTAAGAAGCCCAAGTTTCATGAAATGAGGGCCGGTCTAGGCTCAGAAGACACGGGTCTTTATAGGAAGTATGTTCCTACGCCAATGAATTTAGATTTTGTAGTCCAATATTTTAAATTCGAAGAGACTAAAAGGCGTGGCTTTTCTAGTCCTTATCTTACTAAGAATCCTTATGAAAATGACTTTATAAGTTATGTAGAAGAGCTTGAAAGTAAGTATTCTAACTTGCCTCCTTCCATTGCACACAATCGTCTTATAGCTGACTTAGAAGCAAAGCATAAGTTAGCATTAGCTAGTCTAAAATAATCGTGGTAGGTTTTCTTGGTAAAAGTAAGTATTAAGGAGTTATCATGAATTTTGAAGATTGTGTATATATACCTCCTAAAGATAAAGAACCATGTGAGAGGAAATACTCTTGTATTCCAGACTGGCCCGAGTTTTGTTGTTCATTTGAATGTAAAAATAAACCAGTAACAGGAAGATTATTCAAATTTAAAGAGGCTGGAAAAAAAGATGTTTCAGATGAAGGAGAATATTTTTTCTTGTGCGAACAGCACCAAGATACGTTTCAGATAGACGAAATTAAATTTGAAAAAATATCTCAAGGTAGAAGTAATGATAAATGGATAGATATCTTAAGAAAGGATCTCAAATGAAACGATTATTACTTATATTGCTCTGGCCACCTGCTGTGTATTGTGGTGGTGAACCTGCCAAGTTAGAGAGGCAAGATGCTTCTGTTAATATTCTAGAAGAGATACGAAATTCAAACGCAGAGATCACTAAAGAGGATGCCACGGTAAAACGTACAGACGTAAGTAAATTGTTCGCTAACGATGAAATTTCTATCCTTACGACTATAAATGGCCAGGTAGTTATCTGTGATGTTATAGGTTGTGGTAAACCTGCTACTAACTTCTGGATTGATACCGAGGTAGGTTGCAGGTCATGTAGATGTGACAAACATAAATAGGAAAGTGAGATACTATGTTACTACAAACGGTAAGTTTTACTTGGACAACGGATTCTAGAAATCCGGGTCAAGAATTAAATGCATGGCTGGATAATAACCGTGATGTAAAAGTACACGATATAAAATATAGCACGTGCGTTGACAAGGATTCTCTTTTTGAAAATGCTTTAGTGATTTATGAGATCGAAGAAGAGAAAGATTGAAAAGCGTCTTTTTACCTAGGGTGTCCACGATTCTCGTGGTTGGTTAAAGACACTGCTTACTATAGGGTCTGGGTTTGGTTAGAACCTGGACCCTTTTTTATGACCGTTCCCAGCTACGCCGCCAGGAACTTGCACTCTCATAATATGCTATAGTCTAGTAAATTTAAACTAGGGAGCAAGTGAGAAAGGATAACAATGAAATGGTTTAAGGTGTTATTTTTTAGTAAAGATGACAGAAAATACAAAGCAGCAAAAAGGATGTTTGAGTACTCTGAACAAGAACGCGAATCCCTGCTTGAAGAAAATAGGGAGACTATCTATAAACTTGCGAAACTGAATTTAGCGATAAGAGAAGCTTATTTTAAAGATCCACATAATAAGGTGTTAGAAGAACTTTGGGATCTATCGCTCTCGCTCGTGGATCAAGACCTGGAAGATGAGTGGACAAAAGCACTAAGATGCAAACTAGGTGAGTGAAACGACATGAAGATGAGGTGTTGTCCTGTCTGTTCTAAGACTTTTCGTGTATCAGAGAGAGATTATAAGAAGGATTGGCGCTTATACTGTTCCCCTTCTTGTAAGATAATGCATACCCATGTGTATGTAGAATGTAAGTATTGCGACAAAGTATTTTGGATTTACCGATCTTGGAAACTTCAAGGGAGAGGTAAGTATTGCAATAGAGAATGTTGCTCTGAGGGATTTGCGCAGGATTGGTTTGATAAGAGAGAAGAACTTTAAGTCATCGTACCAAGAAAAGCACTTTAAAAAATCCGTAGTTTGTTTCTTTTTTCTCTTTAGACTTGTTCTTGATGGAAAAAAGAGCCATCAATTACTAAGAAGAAATAACACACAGCTCTTTTAAAAAATTCTTTGAAAAAACTGGGGCGACCTATTGACTAGACCGCCCTTTACTTTCATACTGCTTCATAAAAAGAAATTCCTTGCAGGGAATTTCTTAGGTATTGAAATAGTTTTTTGTTCCCCTAAAAGAACGCATATGTTAATAGCAAAACATAAGGCTCAAGAACGAGTAAAATGATAGCAAATCTACACGGCCAGTCAAGAACTTCTACACGACCCGAAGTAAAAAACCCTGTAAATAACAGTGTTTCTCAAGGATTAGTTAAAGAATTTTCCTCTTGGAAACCTTCTAAACAAAACACTTTTAGAGTACTTGTTGATGTCTTGGGAATCGACCCGCGGTCGAAAGATCTATTTGCAGAAGATATCGCTCTTAAAAAAGAAAACTATAAACGTACAGGAACTGATTGCTCTGTTCCAAATATTAGTACTGAGACAAATCTTCTAGTCAAAGAAGGTTATATTGTAAAAAAAGATAATGGCTTCAGAAAAGCAAAGACTTATACCTTTACTGAACTAGGTAGAGCATTAGCTCGTGAACTTATAGACCCTCAAAACAACGATCACCACGGAAATAAGAAGCCTTTAAAGAATAGTAAGTATATTAAAAATAGTTCTTGTAGTAGAGAGCGCGTGGGTACTTTTAGGGATATAAAACAGTACAAGAGAATTACTTTCTACGGTGTAATACTCCATCAAGTACAAGAAACTCTAAGACTCACCACAAGGGGAATGGCAAATTACCTTCAATTTGACGATAGTTCTTTGCGAGCATTACTTGAGAAGAAAGACTTGCATGGCAAAACAAAGACGAAAGAAGCAAAGGAGTTTTGCAGAGTGCATATGCTTTTAAGAGGATTCTTTCCTGACATAGATTTGGTTTATCGTACTTGGAGAAAGATTGATGCTGAAAACAATGGAATACGAATGACGTTGTTTAGATTAAGGCAGACCTATGTTGATTTTAAACACGTTTTTCTAAAGAATGTATCGTGGTATAGGAAGAAAGGGGATAGCAATTTACCTTTTGGAGATATCTTTTCTAAACATTTCAAAGAAAAGAAAGATTGCGCCCAAAGAAAAGAAAACCAGGAACTTTTTACAATTCCTGGCTCGCAAACTACAAATGAACAACGAGAATTAGCGATAAGGTCTTTATCTTGGAAAATAGTAAGAACTGATGCTCGTTCTTTAAGACTAGTTAATGTTTAAATTCTTTTTTAAGAACGAAATACGTTATTATTTTTTGACAAAAAGGGCAATCGTAAAGAGAATCACCAGAGTGATGTAAAGTCTTCACCAGGGATTTCCTACCTTTTTCATTCTTGACCACCATTTTGTCGTGATAGTCAACAAGAGCTCTAAAAAGAGCGTATTGTAGTTCTTGTTGCTGTATTTTATCTGGCAAGATGAATTCAGTATTATGTTCGAGAAAATCTTTGTAACAAGATGGACAGAAAGAGAAATCACCATCTCTTATTTTAAGATAATTGCAGTCAACTTGCGTCATTATATCTTGATTGCATTTCCAACACCAAGTCCATCGGTTAGCCATGGTCTTCCTTAAAACTATCCTTTGATGCACATAAAATCATAATGCCCCCTAAAATACTTTTGGATTAAAAGATCGATTTACTTTTTTAAGCTTGTACTTCTCACCCTCTCTTCGCTCTAGTATCTGATTTTTAGTCTTTATTGGTCTAAAAAACCCTTGAGACGCAAGATATGCCCTTAAGGGGTCATCTATCGGTACATGATGGATAATTTCGTTATAGGTTATAAGCGAAGCAAGAAACTCCGTATATTCATGATCCTGTGTTTCCATGGCGTGGTACATGTGCGCGAGTATCTCATCTATAGCAAGTAGTCTGCCCCTTCTTGGCCTTGGACTCATTGGCATAGGTCACCCTAAAAGAATTTCACCTTGGTCTTACGTTTGCTACCTATCGTCATGCTCTTACTGTCCCACTGCTCACCTACAGCCTTAGCGTGATGAGCTGCTAATTCGTATCTAAACCCGTGTTCTTTTAAGAATTCTATGACATGCGGTTTTAAAAAGAGCTCTTTCTGCTCTTTTCTATCAAGTTGCTCTAAAAGGTACTCGACTCTATCTTTGTCTACCTCGCCGCCCAAAGTTACTCGCCCCATTTCTTCAAAGAACTCTTCAACGATGCCCATAAATACTTTATGTCTTATTTTCTTCTCTTCATTACTTGGCATAGATACTCCTATTTTTTTAGTTTGTTGATTACCTCGTCTAAAGAAATTTTCTCTTCAACGCCAAGGGACTTGCATATAGCCATGATTCTATTGCGTTCCATTTGTTGTTCTAGTCTAGAAATTACTGATTGATAAGTGCCTTTTAGGCCACCTTCACTATGATCGAGAGCGAAAGAAATAGATAGAGAAGCCAAGCGACAAAATCCGTTATCTAAAAGAAGAGTATTAGAAAGAACTAAAAGATCGCAAAATCCGTCCGCTATATTGAGTATTTTTTTTGAATCAGTCATGGTCATTCACCTAATAAAATACCAAATACAAAAATCATAATAAGCGCGATAAGATCTGACATGTTTAAACCTTGATAAGCTTTTTAAACTGAGTAAACGATTCTAGAAATCCCTTAAGGTCTGTATCTTGGAGTATCTCTTGTTGTTCTTCTTTGGTGAGCAAGCCTAATACTTCTTTTATTTTAGATACACAAATATCAAAGCCCGCTTCGTTCTCTCCGTCTATTGATTTAGCCAGTTCTATACACCAGCCACGTAATACTTGATGTTGTAAGTTCATGATAAGTAAGTCCTAAAGTTGTTTTTCCATGATTTGCCCCTACAGAAGTGTGTAATGGTTTGCGTCAGTAAAATAGTCGTGACCTATCATCTTTTTTGGATTGGTATCTACCCACGCTTGACGTTCTTCAGTAGTATCAAGCTCAGCCATAATAAAATTGAGACGTGATAATACGTCAAAAATCATATCCATACCACAACCGTCAACTCTTAAACCCTTGCAATCATCCCAAGGTAGATCAAGAAGCACGGCAATATAGTAGCCAACGTGTTGAAAGTCAGCGGCATAGAACTTAATACGGCGAGACATGCCCGACTTACTGACCGAGGTGATTATGGCCGCAAATCTTTCCCCGTAGTTTCTTTTAAGAATTCTATAGGCGTTTTGTTTTTGTTCTTTAGTGTATTTCATTGATTCGCTCCTGCTAATCGTTGTTTATCCCCAACTGTATTCTATTGTAAGGCAACGTAAGGTAAATGTCAAATAGTTATGTAAAGTAAGACCTTCTTTTTCTTACGATAATTTGGTGTTAGTCTCTGTTTTAGAGGCAAAGACGCAGTGTACTTAGAGAGGAGAAAAGTATGTTGTATATACTCCAAGGAAACCCTAGGGAATTATGTAGAGCTAGAACTGGAAACAATAGTGCGCTTTTCTGGGAAGAATCTAAAAGAGCTAGGCAAAATGCCCGTAATGAACTTGAAAGACAACACGATGATGCTCCTATCTTTACTGGTCAATTCCCCTTACGCCTTGTAGCTACTTTCTATATGCCTTTTCCTGCTACCATGTCTCATAATCGCAAACTTATATCAGAGAATATGTTTCATATACTCGCCCCTACTCCTGATGACCTTCTTCGCTTTGTCCTCGATATAGGTCACGGTGTTCTTTATAGACACCCATCAATAATCGCAGAAATGCATATACGTAAGTTATGCTCTTTCGATACACGGACTGAAATAGAAATCGAGGAGATACATAATGGCTAGCGGATTTTTAAAGGACATACCACCAGATAAACCAAGCAAGATGAAATTGCCTAAAGAAGCTAAAAAACCTAAATGTAAGTATCTAGACAGCTATACGGATATGCTCATATTCCAAAGACGAGAGGCTCCAGATACCTTCAAGATACGAAAAGGTGAAGAGTTTGTCCTTTGGGCTCTTTCTAACCCTAATATGACGCGTCCTCGTCAATTCTGGCATAAACAAGGCATACATATAGATGTTGCTAAAGGTTGGACTCTTAAAAATGAAGTGTTTAAAAAACTTTATGACTTTGCACTCCAAGAACTTGGTGATCATCGTGAAGAAAAGGCAGAAACACGTGAAATGCCCGAAAGAGTGTTCTTTCATTCTATCCCTAACTATTTACCAGAAATGAAAGAACTTGAAGAATGGCGTAGTGCATTGAAGACAATGGCAGAAGAGGGTGACAATGAACCTCTTAAAATACTTATAGAACGCTTTACTTCAAAAACGAAGACAAATTTAGAAGAATAGCACGCATCTTAGTGGAACTCATCCGGGTTACTTTCCGAGAGAAGAACTAAAGAAGTCTTGAACTAACAGACACTCTCGGTCGTATGCTTTAAGGGTAACTTGAGACCTTAAAGGAGATGAAAGATGCCAGAGATAATGGGTAGAGAACAGCAAGATAATCCTGATGTATTGAAGAGGCTTGAAGAGTTCTATCTGAACGCTCTAGCCCCTAATACAGCTCAATGGGCTCAGTGTTCTTTAGATGCACGAACCTATGCTGGTGGTGATGCTAACCTCTATAGTGAACTCTATGGCCCTATGCCACGCAATAAGGTACCAAGATTCTCGTTTAACCATACACGCCCCGTAGTTTCATCTATAGAAGGCTTTCAGCGCCTTAACCGTAAGCAACTAGCAGCAAAGGGCATAGAATCTTCAGATGATAAAACGGCAGAGCAACACAGCAAGGTGCTTATCTATCTACAGAACCGTGAGCATATGGGTGAGACCTTCTCGGAAGGCTTTAAAAATACTCTTATAACGGGCATAAGTTGGTTTCAAGTCTATATGGACTATAAAGATGACCCTATAGCGGGTGATATACGCCTACAGTCATTGGCATATTCTGAGGTATTTGTAGACCCGTTCTATCGTAAGAAAGATTTATCGGACTGTGGCTTTATCCTGAAAAGAAGTTACGTAACTAAGAATCAGCTTTATGCACTCTTACCTGACAAGAAAGATGAGCTTGATAGTATAGGATTATCTACAGCAGACCGCTCAGATCCTAAATTTCAGTTCATGCCAGAGAGTTTTTGGTATACCAATAACGGTAAGCGTCCGTATGTGTATGATGAATTTTACTACCAAGATACTCGTGAACGTATCCTTCTTGTAGACCCTGAGACTAATGAGCAAATAGAGTGGAAAGGTGATAGGCCTACGCTCAAAGAATTCTTGGCTATCTTTCCTGATATACAGGCTATAGACCAAACGATACCAACCGTGAAGTTAGCTATCGTGGTAAATGGTCGTCTTATGTACAATGGCCATAACGGTATTTCTGATAAATACCCTTTTGTACCTTGTCATGCGTATTTCAACCCAGAACTCCTTGATATGTCTCAACGATGCCAAGGTGTGGTGAGAGCTTTACGTGATCCTCAGTTCTTATATAACCACCGTATGACTGCTCAAGCTGCTGTACTGGATTCTACGCTTAATAGTGGCTACCTCTACAAAGAGAACTCTGTTGTAGATCCTCTGGACTTACAAAAAGTAGGTATGGGTGGAAGCATAGCGCTTAAAGATGACGCTATGATGACAGATGTACGTGAGTTAGTACCACCACATGTAGACCCGTCTGCTTTCCAGGTAGCTGAAGGCCTTAAGAATGAGATACCGTACATTTCTGGTGTATCTGAAGAGGCCATGGGGCTCTCGGTGGATGATAAAGCTGGCATACTCGCTATAGTGCGTCAAAAGGCTAGTCATGCATCGCTTGAGGGTATCTTTGACAACTTAGACTTGGCTATGAAGCTTGTTGGTGACCTTATTATCGATGCCTTTCAACGTAACTACACGCCTGGTAAGATACGTAGAATTCTTAACGAAGAACCGACGCAAGAGTTCTACAATCTTAACTTTGGTAAATATGACTGCGTAGTTGAAGACGCTGTTCTTACTTCTACTCAAAGGCAACTTGCTTTTGCTCAATATATGTCTTTGGTTGAGATGGGCTTTAAGATCCCTGAAGAGTTCTTATTTGAGAACATGACTATACAGAATAAGACAGAGCTTATAGAAGCCATTAAGAAGTCTAAGGATGAAGAAGCGCAAGCTGCTCAACAAGCTGCTCAAGCTCAACAACAACTACAAGCTGCACAGGCTATGTTGGCTCAATCGCGCGCTCAGGCTGATATAGGTCTTTTTGAGGAGCGTAAAACAAGATCGGCACTTAATTTAGCATCTATCGATGAAAGACAGCAAGAAGCTGCTAAAGACTACGAACAAGCTAAGTTGAATAAAATAAAACAGCTTAGTGAATTGGAAAACCTTGATATTGGAAAAATACGCATGCTTGTAGAGATTGCTAAGTTGCTTGAGCCGGATGTTTCAACTCCTTCTATGAGAACACCTACACCCAAAAAACCAAAACGTTCTGTTCTTAAAGAAGTAAAAAACAGTTAATTTTTAAAGGTATTTAAGATGCTCGCAGGACATGGTAACATTAGAGCTTTAACAAACATAGGGGTTACCATGTCCAAGAATAAGCGAACATATATTCGTTGTCCGAAGTGTTTAAAAGAGCGGTTGGTATTTAAGTGGATAGCAGGAGATCTTTGTAAAAGTTGTTCCAATAAGTTGAATGGTGCAAAAAGGAAAGGTATTGCACTGGTAAGACGAATAGATCTTACTGGTCAAAAGTTAAGAGACTTAACAGTTATTAAGCCGACTCATAACATTTATGGAAAAGCAGGTTGGTTATGTCTTTGTAAATGCGGTAAAGAATTAGTTATTACCACTTCTCGACTTACTAAAGATAAACAAAGATCTTGTGGTTGCCACAAGGTAACTCAAGGAGGTAATTCTGGCTCTAGAACGTACAAGTCTTGGGACTGCATGATAAGGCGTTGCACTCTTAAATCATCTAATCGTTGGCATATTTATGGCGGTAGAGGCATAACGGTTT